AATCGCATTGGTTTGAGGCTTCAAAGGCCGAGAACCTCGACAAATGGATCCGTGTAGCGGATAAGGCGGTGAAGAATGGACTCTGAAAAGCAAAAAAGGCTGGTATCTGCGGAGGAAGAACAGGATATCTCCCGAAAGATGATGATCTGGGCAAATTCCTTCTCAGACGACGATATGCCGACCGCAACGATCAACTACGAATTCCTCGCCGCCGACTCGGCAAGCATGGCCCTGTCCGCCATTCAGGGCGCGTACATCACACGAAAATTCATCCTCGGCGGGCATGAGGCGGAATATCAATTCAAGATCATCGCCCGCATCAAGCCCGGAAACAGCAACGACAAGCGCCTGAAATGCGACGCCATGCTGAACCGCTTCGGGGATTGGGCCATGCAGAACCCGCCGGATTTGGGCGACGGGATGCGCGTCCGGCGCATGGAAGCTGTCAGCCGCTCGGCCCTGTTCGCCCGGTATGAGGACGGCACAGAGGATCATCAAATTCTAATGAAACTGACATATGAGGTGATTTAACTATGGCAAATAAATACACAATCGCGGCAAAAAACGGCGAGAGCGCAGTCCGTGAAATGCTGATTACCGCTCTGGACACCAGCGACAGCACCACATCGAAGTGGTCGGCGATGGGCGTCAAGGTGACGGAGAGCTCCATCAACTACGATTGGGGGCAGGAAACGAAGAAGGACATTCTGGGGCACGTGTACACGAACGCACAGACACCAGAAATGACACAGAGCTTTTCCGGCAGTGAGATTGTAGGCGGTGACGACGTGATGAACCATCTGCTCAATCTTGCAGTCGTGGAGAAGAACCATGCCGCTCTGGTAAATCAGAAATGCCTGATCATCCACACATACCTGCAGGACTCCGAAGGGAAGTCGTTTGCAGAGCAGTATGACGCCTGCGCGGTGCTCGTCACGACAGACGGAGGCGAGGGCGGCGGCGTTCTTGCTTCGGACATTGAAGTGACATACGGCGGAAACAGGACAACAGGAACCGCAGCGCGCGGTTCGGATGGAACCATCACGTTCACGCCGGATTCGGATTAAGGAGGCTGCATAAATGCCTGAAATCAAATTTGAAACCGGTATCGTATCGTTCAAGCTGAACGACGCGGCGGAAGTCTCCTTCAACCCGACCGACAGCGCATTTGTCGAACAGATCTTCAACACCTTTGACGAGCTGGACAGGAAGCAGGAGGCGTATAAGGCCGAAGTCGACCACTGCGCGGACAAGAAGGAGATTTTCGCCATTGCCCGCCGCCGCGACGCGGAAATGCGGGACATGATCGACGGCCTGTTTGCCAAGCCTGTCTGCGCAGACCTGTTCGGCACTATGAACGTCTACGCGCTGGCCGACGGCCTGCCAGTATGGTGCAACCTCATGCTGGCCGTGATCGATCAGATCGACACGAGCTTCGCGGCAGAGCAGAAGAAGACCAACCCGAGGATTGCGAAATATACAGATAGATGGAAAACGCGCAGGCCCCCTGTTCGCGAAATATATTGATAGATGGGGAAAGTGATCTATTCCCTGCCGACCTCTGTTGAGGTCGACGGAACAGAATACGCGATCCAATCTGATTACCGCGCAATCCTCGATATCCTCGTAGCCCTGACAGACAGGGAACTGGACGAGCGGGATAAGGCGGAAGCGGCGCTGACCATCTTCTATCCCGACTTCGAAGAAATGCCCGTCAGCGACTATCAGGAAGCCCTGAACCAGTGCTTCCGCTTCATCGACCACGGGCAGGAGAATCGAGAGAAGAGAAAGCAGCCAGAGATCATGTCATGGGCGCAGGACTTTGATCTCTATATTGCGCCTATCAACCGAATCGCGGGCTGCGAGGTCAGGGCGCTGGAATACCTGCATTGGTATTCGTTTCTATCGTACTATCAAGAAATCGGAGATTGCCTGTATGCACAGGTGGTTTCTATCCGCGATAAAAAGGCCAGAGGGAAGAGCCTCGACAAACAGGAGAGGGATTTCTACCGGCGCAACCGGGATATCGTCGATCTGAAGACAACATACTCGGAGGCCGAAGCCGACCTGCTTGCCGTATGGGGAGTCGGGACAAAAAACAGCCGCCCCGGTTAAGGGGCGGCAGCAGGAAAAACTTATTTTTTATACTCGAAAACGATTTCGCTACCCCAGAAGCTTGGAGAGAATCGAATCTCGATCTCACTCCAATCCTGCGGCGCTTCATATCCGACGACACCTTTCATTTTCTTCCCGGCGGCAATCGTGCCGTCAAGCTGCGGCTCGTCGGAACTCATCATCGCGGTGAGGCTGAGGCTGGTTGTATAGCCATCAATGTAGCTTTCGAATGAAAGCATGGTGCTGGACGCAATATCGCGGGATGAATTGTTTTCGATCTCGAATTCGCACAGAACAAAGACCTTTCCATCATCCGGCGAGACGTAATTTTGGCCGGAATTCTCGGTAACACTGAGCAACGTGACCGCCACGCCGTCTAGAACGACCTGGTCCCCAACGCCAAATGTTTCAGGCCCGGAATCGGATTGCTGCGGCGGCTGCTGCGAAGAAGAAACTGAGGTTCCGACCTTTTCCGGCTTGGAGGACAATCCGCAGGAAGCAAAGGCCGCGCCAATAAAGACGAAAAGACAGAGGAATACGATTAAAGCCGTCAGGCAGCCGCTGGGGCGTTTCGCCTGCTTTTTGGTTTTTAGCCCGCCAACAACGTCAACGCGGTTCGAGGCGTTAATCTTGATGGTAAAAAACGCATTCTGTTGCCCTTCGGCAATGGTAAAGGATATGGTTTTATCCAGACGGCGATACCGGTAAAAAGAAAGTTCGTGCTGGCCCGGAGCGGCCACGGCTCGAAGTTCTTCACCGTTTTTCAGCGTGCCGACATCACAGCCATCCAATGCAACGCCGACGGTCAGGCCAGAACCGTAAAAAGAATTGTCCCGGCTGATTTGGATAATGCAATCACTCATATTTCTTCCCTCCTTACTTGGAAGATAACACAAATAATAACAAAAATCAACCGAAAAGGTGGTGAAAATATGGCAGATGGGAAAATTGTGGTCACCGTCGACGCGGACGCAAAAAAGGCGCAGAAGGAGCTTGATACGCTGTCCGCGAAAATCGACAAGATGGAAGCCAAGCTAAACGAGGATACCGGAACGCAGAGCGGGCTTAAAAAGGAGCTGGACGCTGCGCTTCAGTCCGCAAAGCAGACGGAAGACGCGCTGAAATCGCTCCGCTCGGAGGCTGACCGCCTAAAGGGCATCACATCCGGAAACGCTTCGGCTAATCCAGCGGAGTACATAGACGCTTATTCTCGACAGGCGGAGGTTGCTGCACAAATCAAAGAGCAGGAACAGCTGCTGGTGCAGCAAAACAAAACGGCGGAAAAGCTCGGGAGTCAATATGCAAAGATCACCGACAAGGTGATAACCCAGACCGATGCGCTTGACGCTGCAAAGACCAAAGCCGGTGAGCTGGTGCAGCAGATCACAAATGCCAGCGGAGCTTCGGCTAAAATGGCGGAAGTATCGGCAAGCGTCGAAAAAAGCATGAACAAATTCGGAAGAAGATTAAGCGGGGTACTGAGGAGCGCGCTGGTCTTTACCGTCCTGTCCCGCGGCCTTTCGCAGCTGCGCAGCTGGCTTAGCCAGACGATCATGCAGAATGAGGCGGCCCGGGCGGCAGTCGCGAGACTGAAAGGCGCTCTGCTCACACTGGCACAGCCTTTGCTTAAAGTCGTTATCCCAGCATTTGTGCTGTTTGTAAATGTATTGACTCGCATCGTAACCGCGATTGCAACACTTGTCTCTAAGATTTTCGGAACGTCATACGCACAGTCTGCGGCTGACGCCGCAGCGGCATATGATGATGAATCCGAAGCCATTGCAGGGGTCGGAGACGCGGCGAAGAAAGCCGGAAAGTCTCTTGCCAATTTCGACGAGATCAATCAGCTTTCCAGTAACTCGGATAGCAGCGGCGGCGGGGCAAGTGCAGGCGGTGGAATCGGAGACGGCAGCATTGCACCTGATTTCAGCGCCATGATCAGAGATCAGCTGACATCTATCACAGAGCTTTTCGTCGGAGCGGCCCTGCTTGCACTGGGCGCGATCTTGACGTTCAGTGGCGCAAATATCCCGCTTGGCATTGCGCTGATGGCGATCGGCGCGCTGGCGATCTGGGATGCAGTAAGCAACCATTGGGGCGAGATCGTGGAGGTATTGCAGGGGCAAGTCGGCCTTATAACCGCGATCATCAGCGGTGCGCTGCTTGTAATCGGCGCGATTCTAGTTTTCTCGGGCGCAAGCATTCCACTCGGCATCGGGCTTATGCTCGCTGGTGCGGTTGGGATGGCCGCGACGGTAGCAGCAAACTGGAATGCAATCGTTGAGGCCTTGCAAGGGCCAATCGGCGTAATTACAGCGCTGCTCAGTACGGCCCTGCTCGCCATTGGTGCTATCCTGACATTCTCCGGGGCAAATATCCCACTTGGCATCGGTCTGATGGTCGCTGGAGCCGTCGGATTGGCAGCTGTTATTGCAATCAACTGGGGCACGATTTCGAAAGCCTTAAAGGGGCCAATCGGTGCAGTAACTGCGGTCGTAAGCGGCGCGCTTCTTGCCGTCGGCGCGATCCTGGCATTCAGCGGCGCGAACATCCCGCTCGGTATCGGCTTGATGGTGGCTGGCGCTGCAGGATTGGCTGCAACAGCCGCCGTAAATTGGGGCACGATCATGGATAAACTGCGGGGGCCTGTCGGAAAAGTCACCGCAATCGTCAGCGGTGCTCTTTTGGCACTTGGCGCAGTCCTCACATTCAGCGGTGCAAACCTACCCATTGGCATCGGTCTGATGGTCGCTGGAGCTGCTGGGCTGGCCACAACGATTGCGGCAAACTGGAATACTATACAGACAAAATTACAGGGGCCACTCGGAGCAGTCACGGCGATGGTTGGCGCGGCTCTGCTGGTACTCGGCGTTGTCCTGCTGTTTACGGGAGCCGGGATCCCGCTTGGCCTCGGTATGATCGCGGCTGGCGGCGTAAGTTTGGCGGCAGCAATTGCCCCAAATTGGAATTACATCACCCAAAAAGTCAAAGAATGCTGGGAAAATATTAAGAAATTCTGGGAGAAAAATATTGCACCGGTATTTACGGCTGAGTGGTGGGGGAATCTCGCGAAAAATGCGCTGAATGGCTTTATCGGCGTATTTGAGGGCGCGATCAACGGCATCATTGACGGCGTGAACTGGCTGATTTCCTGCCTTAATAGGATCCATGTCGATATTCCCAGCTGGGTACCGATCATCGGCGGACAGTCTTTTGGCGGCAACATCCCGCCGGTGGATTACGTCTCCCTCCCTCGTCTCGCGCAGGGCGCCGTCATTCCCCCGAATCGTGAATTCCTAGCCGTACTCGGAGACCAGAAGAGCGGGACGAACATCGAGACGCCGCTTTCCACGATGGTGCAGGCATTCAAACAGGCCATGACCGAGACCGGCGTAGCGGGAAGCAGACAGATGACGGTTATCTTCCAGCTTGACCGGCGTGAACTTGGCCGCACGATCTATCAGCTGAACAACGAAGAGACGCAGCGCGTCGGCGTGAAGCTTGCGGGGGTGAAGACATGAGAAGCGCACTGAGCCTTGACGGCAAGGCGTATTTCAATCTTCACGTCGTGAGCTGCAAGCGGTCGTTCTCCGTCCTCGACGGCGACAACGCTGGGCGCGTTATGACCGGCGCGATGACCCGCGATATCATCGGAACGTATTACAATTACAGGTTGGAAATCGACCCTGTATCCTCAGATCCGGAGGAATACGACGATTTTTATGAGAGCATTTCCGCGCCCGTCAACAGCCACGTCCTGACCGTCCCATACGCGCAGGGAACCGTGACCTTTGACGCTTACGTGGCAAACGGCGACGACGAGCTTACCGGGAGCTACGACGGGCGCAATGATTGGGGCAATCTGACGATCAATTTTGTCGCCATGAAGCCCAAGAGGACGCCGGTATGAGTGTACGCGTGATCTATGAGGACGTAGCGGTAGGCGCAGCAGCGGCGGCAAGCATTGCAAGCACCGCTGCGCAGCCCTTCTCCGACCTTCCGGAACTGCCGTATGGCACAGAGTCGGTGATCGTCGCAACAAACGAGCTGAACCAGTGGGTGCTGGACGGCTCCCGCCCGATCCTCACGACCGAGCGGGCGGCCTTCTGGTCTGCCGAGCCGAGCAAAGCAGACTGCACCTTCGACGCAAACCCGACGCTGACCATCACGCTGGACGGCACGTTCGCAAGCTCCGGCATCTTCCTATACTTCGACGGCGGTATCGGCGATTATTGCAGCGCCCTGACCATGACGTGGTACAACGGCGAGACAACCGTCGCGACGCAGGACTTCACGCCGGACGGCCAGAAGTATTTCTGCGCAAAGCCTGTCTCCGGATACAACAAACTCGTGATCGAGCTGAAAAAGACGAGCCGGCCGTACCGGTACGCGAAACTCAGACAGATCTTCTTCGGCATCGTCCGGGAATTCGAGCGGGAGGATCTGCGCAGCGTCAACGTCACGGAGGGGATCAGCGTGATATCTGACGATGTGGAGATCAACACGCTGGATTTCACGCTTGACAATTCGGACGATATCGATTTCATCTTCCAAGAGAAGCAGCCCGTCAGCGCATACGACGGCGCAAAGCTGATCGGCGTCTTTTACATCAAGAGCTCGTCCCGGTCGAGCGCCCGGCTCTATGATGTATCCTGCCAGGACGCGCTCGGCATTCTGGACGACGAGCCCTTCGCGGCGGCGGTCTACAGCAGCAAAAACGCGAAGGAGCTGATAGCCTCGATTCTCGGCGCGCACTTCACGCTGGACTTCGACCCTGCGCTGGAAGACGAGACCGTAACTGGCTATATCCCGGACTGCACGAAACGAGAAGCGCTGCAACAGATCGTTTTCGCGCTTCGTGCGACCATTGACACAAGCGCGTCGCGTGGCGTGCGCGTTCGGAGGCTCACAGCGGCCTCTCCTGCCACGATCCCACTTGACCGGACATATACCGGCGGCAGCGTGGAAACGGCGGCTGTGGTCACGGAGATCCGCGTGACGGCACACAGCTACTCGACGTCCGGAAGCGGAGAGAGTGTGGAGGTCGGCGGTACGACCTACTATCACACGACGTCGGTCACGTCCAAGGCCAATCCGAACGCCACCACGCAGACCAAGCCGAACGTCATTGAGGTGCGCGATGCGACGTTGGTAAACAGCGAAAACGTAGCCGCCATTGCGCAGCACATTTATGATTACTATATGCGTCGCCAGACACACAACGTCCGCATCGTCATGGACAAAGAGGCCCCCGGCGATTACGTGCAGACCACAACGCCGTGGGGCACGAAGATCACCGGAACGATCACCAGTATGGACATTCGCCTCAGCGGAATCGCGGCGGCAGAATGCAAGATTATCGGCACATAGAACGGAGGTGCGGCATTTGGTACAGGGAGATTCGTATAACCTTAGTGTTACCATCAAGAATAAAGGGCAGCCTCTGGACGTTGCAAGCGTTGAAAAGGTGGAAATTTCTCTGCTTTATCTGCAAAAGAGCTATCCGGGAGAGATCGGATACGAGGACGGAAAGTTTCTGTTTCCCCTCACCCAGCAGGAGACCTTTCGGCTCCCGAAGCTCTGCCAGATGCAGGTGCGCGTGAAATTCAAGAGCGGTGACGTGATTGGCTCGGAGATCAAGCAGATCGACGTTGCGCACGTGCTATCAAAGGCGGTGTTGTGATGGGCGGCATTGAATTTGAACTCAAGAACCGCGACCCGATCGACGTTTCCTTTAACGTTTCCGTGCGTGCTGGCGGCGGCTCCGGCGGCGGAGGCATTGCATCGGCGCAGATCGACGAGATCCGCGTGCTGACAAAATCGGACTATGACGCGCTGGACAAAAAGGACGCGCGGACACTGTATCTGTTGGAGGGATAACATGCTGGCAGTTGGAATCAAACGCATTCTGGAGCTGTTCATCGGCTCCATGGGCATCAAATCCGCCCGCTTGGGCACAGAAACCATCTACGAAAGGCCTGGCGGCTTTTTGTACATCGAACTCACAAGCGAAGAAAGGGGATAAATCCAGATGGCAAGTTTTTTCAATCTGACACTTGATACGCTGGCACCTGCCGGCCTATCGCTGATCCTGAACGACGGCGCGCAGTACGCGACCAGCGCGACCGTCACCGCGAAGATCTCAGTCACCGACGCCGCGACGACCGGCTACCAGATGAAGATCTGGGGCACAAAGGCGGCGGCAAAGGAAGCAGATGCGTCGTGGGAGACGTTCGCCGCAACAAAATCCATTACGCTCCCGGACGGCGACGGCCTGAAGACGATCTATGTAAAGGTGCGCGACGACGTCGGCAACGAATCGACTGCGGCCAGCGACTCCATCACGCTCAACACCTCGATCCCCGCCGTGACCATCACCGGCCCCGACAAGAGCCGCATTTCCAAGGTCACGGGCTACGACGCAGCGGCGTTCTCCTTCGTCTGCGATGTGGACTTTGAGGAATACACCGTCCGCGTCGTCCCGGCGACGAGCAGCCTGCACACGGCGGGCACCCAGATCCCGACGACGGGCGGCTCCACCAACGTCAGCGGCACGGCGGGCGGCTACAAGAAGAACACCGCCATCAACGTCACCGTCAAGGGCGCGGATCTCGAAGCAGCGTCCTCCGGCGACGGCGTGAAGATCGTGAAGGTCTTCGTCAAGAACGCCGCCGGGACGTGGAGCGCAGCCTAATGGCCGCGCCGGAGTTGACCTTCTCCATCACCGGAAACAAGATATCGGCAGTCTCGGGATTCGACTCGATCACCGTCACATTCTCGTCGGACATCGCCTATACGGCTTTTGAGTGCCGCGCGACGAAGTCCGGCGAGGATTGGGGCCGCGGGAAGGGCGCTTTGATCGCGTCCTTCTCCCAGACCCCGGCGGGCACGCAGCGCACCTTTGAGGTATACGACGATTTTCTGCTTTCCGGTGATGGGGAATACCGCATTTCGCTGTTCGCGCAAAGCGCGGACGGCAGCTGGAACGACAACTACGGCTTTATCCCGCTGGGAGAGTCGCAGGCGCTGAAGACCGCGGACGGCGAGGATTTTCTGTGTATGAAGGAGTGATCGTATGGCTTACAACAGCCAGTTTACCGGCGCGCAGATCGACGAGGCTATCGCCGACGTGCGCAGCAACAAAGACGCGTGGAACGGAAAGCAAGATGTGATCCTCGCCTCCGGTGCGGCCGTCGGGGACCTGATCAAGGTCAAGGCGGTGGACGCCAGAGGGAAGCCGACGGCGTGGGAGGTGGCCGCGGCTGGCACGGATTATCTAACGGAAGCGCCCGTGACGAGCGTGAACGGGAAAACAGGAGCTGTCAAGGTTCGCGAAGTGCCGTCTGTCACCGCCGCTGATAATGGAAAATTTCTGCGGGTTGTTTCCGGTGCGTGGGCGGCGGTAGAGATCGCAAACGCGAATGGAGGGAGCTTCTGATGGCTGAATATTTGACAAACACAACCGACCTAACAAAGGTTGCGTCAGCTATCCGGGAGAAAGGCAGCACATCTGACCCGCTGGTCTACCCGGACGGATTTGTGACAGCCATTCAGGCCATTCAGACTGGCACAGAACTGCAAATCATTGTAACTGTGAAATCTGGTGCAACCGTTACTGCTACAAAAGGAAGTCTGTCTGTGAGCGGTACATCGATCAATGGAACGTGCACGCTTACCGTACCGGAAGCCGGAACATGGAGCGTATCCGCGACGCTGGACGGGAAAACATCTGACACAAAAGCCGTAACTATCACGGACAGTTACGCGGTGTCGCTTAATTTTGTATATCCGACACTGAATAAAAATACTTGGGAAACAATAAAAGATATATCCGACGCGGGACAGGGCGCGAACTATTGGAGCATTGGCGACCGAAAGGCGGTAACGCTAAACGGCACGGTTGGACATCTTACACTATCTAATTACACAATATACGCATTTGTCATTGGATTCAACCATAACGCGAGCCTAGAAGGGGAAAACCGTATCCATTTCCAACTTGCAAAGACCGCGCTCTCCGGCGGTACGGACGTGTGTTTCTGCGATAGTTACTATACCTCGCCCATTTCGACAACCGGCTATTTCTCTATGAACAGTAGTGCAACGAACTCCGGCGGATGGGCGAGCTCGCAAATGCGTACAAATATTTGCGGGACAAGCCTCTCGAGCTATTCCGGAACGATTATCGCAGTCATTCCGGCGGCGCTCCGTGCAGTCCTAAAGTCCGTTACCAAGTACACGGACAATACGGGAAATAATAGCACATCCGCGAGTGCGGTCACGGCGACAAAGGATTACTTTTTCCTCCTCTCGGAGTTTGAGGTTTTCGGGAGCATTTCGAGAGCAAACTCGAACGAGGCGAGTAAGCAAGCGCAGTACGCCTATTATTCCGCTGGAAACAGCAAGGTAAAGTACAAGCACAACGGAACGAGCGCCGCCGCTCGTTGGTGGCTCCGTTCTCCGCTTGCGAGCAGCTCCGACGGTTTCGAGAATGTGAACACCAACGGGACAGTCGAAGACCGCACCGCGCGCGCTTCCTTCGGCTTCCCACCCGGCTTTTGCGTATGAGGGAAAAGCGCATGGAGTATATCGTGTATAAGCGTTTCCGCGGGAATGGCATCGATGGAGAATTTAATCTCCGATATGGAACTGCGGTATCGGAGATTGAAGGGTTCCTGTTTGCAGCAGATGGCAGGCGGATATGCGCTGCGACATCCGAAAACGGATGGGAGCATTTTAGGCAGAATACACCAGAGGGCGCGATGCGGCAGGAAATGCTTGAGCGCCTTTATCGCTGGTATGAAAAAAACGGCTGCGGTGAAGATTTTACGGATGACAAATGGCCGGGGCAGGAAAACGGCTACTGGAAAAATCGGTTGAGAACAGCAAACACAGAGCGATTAGAGAAAATCTATCAAGAGAAATTTGGAGGGACACCATGTATGCAGTAAAACAGGACGGTGCATTTGCCGGGTATGCAGACAACATTGTGCTCATCCGATTGCACAGCAACGGTTGCTATGTACCGTGTAAGGAAACCGAGGCCGAGGGATTTTGCGCGAAGATGGCTGTGATTATTACGGATAAAGAAGGAACTGAGCATCAGGTGCTTTCTGACATGGTGTTCCATCTCGCTGGTTACACGCTGAAAGGCACAGAGCCGGAGGGCAGCTATGAGGAAATGGGTGCGGCACTACCACTCACAGATGCAGAAACAGCAGCGAAAATTTTACTTGGGGAGACAGAGTGATGAGTTACATAGAAAGAGCCAGAGCATTGCGTCCGTATATCGAAAAAGCGTCGATTAGCTTACCTGATGAGGATGCGCTGCAAGCAGTAGAGTTATTCCCACAGTGGGTGACAGGCCATTCTTACGCGGTCGATGATCGGCTGCAATACAATGGCGTATTATATCGCGTGGTGCAGGCACATACCTCACAGGCAGACTGGACACCGGATATTACACCGGCACTGTTTGTGATCGTTTCACTAGATGAATGGCCGGAATTTGTGCAACCTACGGGTGCGCATGATGCCTACAATAAGGGTGACAAGGTGACGTTTGAAGGCAAGCATTACATCAGCTTGATTGACGGGAATGTATTTTCACCAGCGGAATATCCGGCTGGTTGGCAGGAACAGGCGTAAATTTGAGAATATGGGAGGAAACATGGAGCCTCATTATTGCAAATACGCCTACCGCAAAAACGGAGACGTGAGCTTGCATTGCCGGTATCTGACGGAAAAAGGGGCGAGGCAGGGAAAAAGGCCGACTGGACAGACGCGGCCTTCGTGCCGATCTGATAAACACAGAAGGGAGACACCATGGACACCAAGACTATCATCGTTACGCTCGTCACCGACCGGACGCAGGCGGACGTGGAGCGCGTCAAGGCGCTTGCCACGAAAGGCTTTGCAGCCATGACGGCAGACGAGCAGGCGGAATGGCTGACCGGGATGAAGGGCGCGTACAACGCCGCTGATCTCAATCGCGTGGGAACCGCCCTGAACTATCTGGCGGCGCGCCTCAGCTCGATCTGCGGCAAGAGCATCGCGTGGACGGCTAAAACCGATTGGGCCGTAACGGACATTATAACGGCATCACAGGCCGAGGCATACCGCAAGCAGGTGCAATCCATCCGGGACGCGCTTGCGTATCCTGCCGAAACGCCGGACGCGCCGCAGCTGGGCCGCCTAACCTACACCGATGCAAACAACATCGAGCGCATCCTGAAACTCTGCGAAGACTTAATCGTCAACGTTGCAAAATCTTTTCGCCACACCGGCGCGGCGGAGTGCGCCGCAGGAGGATTACTCACATGAAAGATAGGCAGCCAACACAGGTTTTAGCCAACGGCGCGATCCGGTATGGCGTCTATAACGCCGACGGCACGCTCAATCACTACGAATACCTCAAGCGCGAGGATGCGCCTACCGTCGAGGGAACGCCCCTCAACAAGGCGAATCTCCTGTCCGATACCACTGCCGCGAAGATCTGGCCCGGCTCGAAGAAGCCGGACGACCCGACCGTGAACGACGCGCTTGGCAAGCTTTCGGAGGGTACGGCCAAAGTCGGCGACATCGCTATCACCGCCCGCACAGACCTCTCCGATGCATGGCTCCCGTGCGACGGGCGCACTGTATCACAGGAGCAGTATCCAAAACTGTTTTCTGTGCTCAGAAGCTCTGCCGCGCCGCTTCCGTGGGCGTTGAAGACATCGAATATTCAGCCTGTAGCTATGTGGTATCTGAATGGGGAATGGGTCGGCCTGCACGACAGAAAGTTCTGGACGTCGCCCGATTTGGGGACGTGGACGCAGCAGGCGGATATGCCGACCGGACTCTCGCTGGTATCGGATGTGCAGTATGCAAACGGCACTTATTACGCTGTTTTTTCCGGAGACTCCACAGAGGCAAACGGAGTGTACACAACGCATAGCCTCGATACGCCATTTACGCTATATGCAAGCGGCAGCCTGCCTGGAAGCGCTGGACTGAAGATGTTTATTACACCAAACGTTCTGTATATCTACGAAGTAAGAAGCAAATACGGAGCCTATAACAATTACACGGGAAGAGAAGTAAATGCCAGCTACGTAAACCAAACAACGAAGGAAATAGTAGGAATCTCAGGCTTTATCAGCGGAATTGTATTTTACGCCGAAGAAAAGGACTGCTTTTACAAACTGAACTGTAGCACCAGCGGCACACTGAAGACTTCAAAGGCAAAAACCCTGATCAATCCGACGTGGGAGGCAGTCAGCAGCGTAAACATCGAAGAATTAACTCCGTCCTTCAACCAGCCGTCGACGTACACCTATCACGCCCTAATGTCGGCTTACCACTGTGGCGCAAATATAATTGCTTTTTTTGCACTGGTGAACGCTGCTTTCTCTGGCACGGGAACCACGATGTATAGCGGATATATGGTATACAGGTATTCTGCGGACTACGGTGCAACGTGGGAAAACTGGAAGGTGGTTTCCTACAAAACCGATAGCTACTTGCTCGACAACTATACGAACGGCAAATACGAAAACGGGCTTTTGGTGCTTTCGGAAACCGCAAGCGAATCTGAAAGTGCTGATCGAGCGGAAAAGATCATTGCAATCAGCGCTCCAGCATCCGGCCCGGTATATGGAGACGTACTGGGGAGCAGCGTCGACAGTATTGCACTATCGCCGGACGGGGAGGCGGCATACATATCATCGAATGGGCTGGCGTACTGCGATTATAGCGCGGCGGGAAAAGAAATCCCTACCATCGGGACGGACACAAGAAGCAATGCTTACATCAAGGCGCTGGAGGAATAGCCATGCGGGATAGAATCGGCACAAACGATCTCGCAAACGGGGCCGTCCGGTACGGGGTGTATGACGCGGCGGGAAGCCTTCTGCGGTATGAATGGCTTCGCCCGGAGGACGAGCCACTTGAGGCCGGAACGCCGCTCACAGCAGGAAACCTGCTGACGGCACAGAGCGCCGCAAAGATCTGGCGAGCGGGCGACGCACCGGCGAACCCGATGGTAAATGAGGCATTCGGGAAGCTTTCGGAACCGAACTACCGCGTCGGCGATACCCTCACAACCGTCCGCGTGCTCTCCGCCCCGTGGCACGCGTGCGATGGCTCAACCTTCGATCAGACTGCATACCCGGCCCTCTACGCAGCCCTCGGCGGCACGACGCTGCCGACGATCAGCTATTCCAGCGATACCACCACCTACATCAAAATGGCGGACAATTAGCCCGGCAAAATAAAAGAGAAAGGTACGGAAAAATGGACACCAAAACCATCATCGTCACCCTCGTCTGCGCCGTGCTCGGCTCGTCCGCGCTGACGGCGGTAGTCAACGCCGTCGTCAGCGCGGTACAGAAAAAGCGCGGCAAGGCCACATCGCAGGATACGCACCTCGCCGAGATCGATAAAAAGCTCGGGAAAATGCAGGAGCATCAGGACGAGCAGTATCTGGCAATCCTCCGCCTCACGATCATGAGCGAGGAAATGCCAATGGCAGAGCGCTTGATCGCCGGAGAGAAGTATAAAAAAATGGGCGGGAACGGCGATGTGAAAAAATTCCTGCACCAGCTGGAGGCGCAGTGCGGACATAGCAGTGCGCAATAAATTGGGAGGCAGATATGCGGGTAAAAGGCAAGTGGAGCAAGGGCGAAATGGCGCGAACCATTGTTTTGTATCTGCTCCAGCTCATCACGACGGTAATTGTCTGGGCCTGCGCGCTGAAAACCGTCGCCGTCCTAATTGCAGTCATCCGCAGCCCAGAACTCGGCGCGTCGGTCGACCTGTCCGACGTACTCGGCTTTACCGGCTGGGCAACCATCACAGAGCTTGGCCTGCTTGCCTTCAAGCGGGTTTTTGCGAAGAAAAATGAAACAGTCGAATAGCGAAAGGAGTAATTACTTATGGACTACACACAGATCATCTCGGCAGTGATCGCGCTCATCAGCGCGCTCGTTTCGGCGTTTCTGATCCCGTGGCTCAAAACCAAGATCGATGCCAACAAACTGCAAACCATCAAAACATACGTAGAGATCGGCGTAAAAGCGGCGGAACAGCTCTACGCGGCAACGGACGGCGAGGAAAAGAAAGCCTATGTGATCAATTTTCTGGCCGAACACGGAATCCGGTTCGACGTATCTACAATCGATCAGCTGATCGAGGCCGCCGTGCTGCAGCTGCACCACGAGTTGTACGGGAGTGAGCGGGCATGAGTATCAAGATCGGACAGGCCAGCCTTGGAGAGACGGGCGGCCGCAACCAGCAGCCCGGCAACCAGACCGGGCGGGAGCTGAATATCTCCAACTGGTACAATGGCCGCTGGCTCGGCGTCCTGCGCTACAAGAGCCGCAAAAAGGCCGAGCGGGCCGCGCAGACGTGCGAGGCGGCCATTAAGAACCGGAACATCGGATACGACATGGACAACAGGAACACGGCGTATGAGGCAGCCAGAGCCGTCGGGTGGGACGTGAGCAGGATCGCAAAGCCTGTGGAGACGGACTGCTCCGCGCTCATGATGCTCTGCGCTGTGGCCGCAGGATGCGCGTCGGTCGAAGCGCTCTACCGTCGGCAGGGCAACAGCTGCACGACATACTGCATGCTGCACGATTGGCCAGCAACGGGAGATTTTGTGCTGCTGACCGGCAGCAAGTATCTGACGACGGACGCCAATCTCCTGCGCGGGGACGTGCTGGTAAGCGAGGGCCATACCGTGATGGCCCTCGAAGATGGAAAAAATGCAGAGGAGGAAACCGAAATGGTAGAAAAGAGCAAGATCATCGTCGACGGAAAGGAAGTCGCCGTTGAGCGTATCCTGAAAAACGGTACGAACTACGTAAAGGTGCGCGATATCGCCGCCGCGCTGGATCTCGAAGTCGGCAATAAAGGAAATATTGCCGTGCTGAAGCACAAGGAAAAGTAAGGAGGCGGGGCGTATGTCGCCGCAGGCGCGGGCCAAGCTGCCGCCAGAGCTGGGCAGGCTGACCAGAAAGGATATGGAGGCCGTAATCTATCAGGCCAATCTTGGCCGGGAAAATGAGAAGATCGCGCAGCTCTATTTTGTGGATAAGCTTCCCCAGGTAGACGTTGCGACGGAGCTGTTCCTGGGCCGCGCCACGGTCCAGCGCCGCCTGCCGGAGATCATGCGGGAGATGCAGCGGACATCCAGCAAACTGTATAACTGAGATAAGCGCCGAGAAATCGGCGCTTATTTTTAAAAATTTCTGCATTTTCCTCTTGACAATTACACGCATTGCGTGTATAATAAGGCCATAAGATAAAGCAAGGCGATAAGCCGGAAAGAGGTACATCATGGAAACCAAGATCATCAACAACCGTTACGAACTCATTGCTTGCACTGCCATTGCCACCGAGGCTGGTGACACGGAAGAACAGTCCGCGATCCTCTGCCGCGATATGGATGCCTGCCTGGGCGATGCATTCTGCGTGTACTTTGGCTACACGCTGGACGAACTTGCAGACAGCATTGAAGACGCTGACTATCCCGATTTCAGCGACGATACACTCGCCACCGTCCGCATCGACGGTCAGCCCATCAGCGCGTACTGCTTCTGAGATATGGCGAACAAACGAGTAGATCTGGCCGGGAAAACGATAAACTCCATATCCGTTCTGGAGTTTGCCGGGGTGTGCGGCGGCGCAACGCTCTGGAAATGCCGCTGTAACCGTTGCGGGCGCGAATTTACGATTGAAGGATACCGGCTCACGAGCAAAACACGCCCGCGAAAAGATTGCGGATGCTCGCATACTGAAAGGCGTGCAGATTTAACCGGAAAAACATTTGGTGCGCTTGAAGTCCTTCGAGCGGACGGGGTTGGCCCGCACGGAGATCGAATGTATGTTTGCTGCTGCGAATTGTGCGGGCAGGAAAAGGTTTTTCCAGCGTGTACCATCAGATGCAATCCAAAAAGCTGCGGGTGCATGAAACATGATTCAGAGGCCGCGAAAGCGCTGGCGGCTTTGGCCGTAAAAAAGAATGTAGTTGATGGAGTGCAAGTGTACGCTGCTACTCGGAGTGAGCCTAATGCGAATAACGGAAATGGCTACCGATGGGTTCGCGTGCTCCATCGCCAATCTGGAGATTTTATATTTGCGGCTTTCTATGTGCGCGGGAGGCGCTATTACCGCGGCGGGTTCGAATCAACATACTCTGCCCATCTTTGGGCCGAAACTGAGCACGAAAGAGTGCTTCTGGCCGAGGGGATCGAAGATCCCCGCATTCCGGCAAAAAACAATACACAGGAGGAATCCCGATGAAACTTACACCCTTTATCCGCTCCGCCCTCTACGCCGAAACCGGCGCATACACCGACCGCGACGCCTACATCTCCGATATGGTACTGTCCAGCGTCTGGGGCGATGCCGAAGACGCAGATGTTCCGGCAGAGCGGATCGCGCTGCTCGGCGGGATCTGGGACGGCGCGCACTGCACGATCCCGGCGCTGATCAAGATGTACGGCCTGACGCAGACCGGATTTGCGCAGTATTTTGGAATCCCGCTGCGCACCGTGCAGGACTGGTGCGGAGGGCGGCGGGGATGCCCGCCGTATGTGGCCGCAATGGCCGCTGAAATCTTAGCCATGAACGATCGATAATGAAAACTAAGCCCGTGGACTTCTCTGCGGGCTTGAATTTTGAACCAAATTGATACACAACTGAGGCACAAGAAGCCGCAAAAAGGCCCATACTGAACACATCAAAGGAGTGTTCGGTATGGGCTTTTCTTATTTTAATCCAAACCCCGCCGGGCTGAAAGTAGGGGACTGCACTGTCCGGGCCATCGCAAAGGGGACCGGGAAGAGCTGGGACGAGGTGTATATCGGATTGTGCCTGCAAGGACTCATCATGGGAGATCTGCCGAGCGCAAACAGTGTATGGGGTGCATACCTACGGCAGCATGGTTTTACCCGGAACGTGATGCCGAACACCTGCCCGGACTGCTACACGGTCGGCAGGTTTGCCGATGAGCACCCGCGCGGGACGTATATTCTCGCCCTCTCTGGGCATGTAGTGTGCGTGCAGGATGGGACGATCTATGACAGCTGGAATAGCGAGAACGAAATCCCGCTTTATTACTGGGTAAAAGAAACGGAGGAATGAACATGGCATATCCCTATTTCAATCCCTATTATCCGCAGCCGATGCCGGATAACCTCATGCAGATGCGGCAGATGCAGCAGCCACAGATGCAGCCCATGCAGCAGCCTATGTCGCAGCCAGTGCAACAGAACCCCATCGCGCAGAGCGGTGTGCAGTGGGTAAACGGCGAGCAGGAGGCAAGGGGTTATCTCATCGCGCCCAACTCCGCTGTGGCGCTGTGGGATTCTACCGCGCCGACTGTGTATCTCAAGCAGGCGGATGCAAGCGGGAAGCCGACGCTCAAGATTTACGACCTTGTAGAGCGCGCAGAGACGCCCCGTACATCTCCGCAGGGAAAGGGCATGGAATTTGTCACCCGTAAAGAGTTTGACGCGCTGGCGGCTCTTGTGGGCGAAATAAAGGGCAAAAAGAAACGCAAGGCCGAGGAGGACGAAGACGATGAGTAATCCGTTTATGGCCGCGCTGGGCGGCGGGCAGATGCCGATGGGCAATTTTGCACAGATGGTGCAGCAGTTCAACCAGTTCAAAGCAAATTTCAAGGGCGACCCCAAAGCCGAGGTCGAAAAGCTCTTGCAGAGTGGTAAGCTAAACCAGCAGCAGCTCAATCAGCTACAGCAGATGGCGAAGCAGTTTCAAAGCCTGATGCAGTAATCATCAACATAAATCAACATCGTGGCCACGATTTGATGAATAAAAATTTTTCAAAGGAGTGATACTATGTCTCTTTCTGACGGCGGCGTTCAGGCCACTATGCCTGTTGCGCCAACCGGCATGATGAACAGCGGCTTTGGCGGCTTCGGCGGCGATGGCGCGTGGTGGATCATCATTCTTTTCCTGTTTGTTTTCTGCGGCTGGGGAAACAACGGCAACAGCGGTGCTGCTGACAATTACGTCCTTGCAAGTGATTTTGCCACTCTTCAGCGCCAGATCGACAGCGCAGCATCGACGATCGAACGTAAAAGCGACATTACGCAGCAGGGCATCTGCGATGGCTTCTACGCCATGAACACTACGCTGCTGAACGGCTTTGCGGGCGTCAATCAGAACATGAACAGCGGTTTCCAGAATGCCGAGCTTTCCCGCTGCAACCAGCAGGCAGCTCTCATGCAGCAGCTCAACGCCATGCAGATGCAGGCCGCAGATTGCTGCTGCGAAAACCGTGCAGCTATCGCCCAGGTGCGCTACGACATGGCGACGCAGGCGTGTGACACGCGCAACACCGTGCAGAACGCCACGCGCGACATCATTGACGCGAACAACCAGAACAGCCGCGCCATCCTCGACTTCCTGACGCAAAGCAAGCTGTCCGACCTCCAGACCGAGAATCAGAATCTGAAGCTGGCGGCATCTCAGGCCGCGCAGAACAACTACCTCATTTCGCAGCTGCGTCCGTGCCCTTCCCCCGCTTACATTACCTGTAACCCGTGGGCTGGTAGCGGCTATGGCGGCTGTGGCTGCAATCAGGGGTGCGGCTGCTGACAACTGCATAGCATAGCTTTTTCGTGATCTCACGAAAATGGTCGGCCCCGTGCCGATACTGACAACAACGCGGCGGGGCAATCGCCCTGCCGCTGTATTTTTATGAAAGGAATGATTTTATGGCTGAATTTACATCATCCGGGATTCAAACTGTCGCCGCTGGGCAGAACGTCCCGCTTATCTCCACGGCGGCTTGCGGAAAGCCGTGCATCGTACATCGAGAAGGAAGCGGGCTTGTTACGTTGCGCGGGCTTACGCAGCAATGCAAGGCGAAGTTCCGCGTATCCTTTGGCGCGAATATCGCCATCCCTACAGGCGGAACAGTAGGTGCCATTACCGCTGCGCTTGCAATCAACGGCGAACCTCTGAGCAGCGCCACAGCGACCGTAACCCCTGCGGCTGTTGAAAACTATTTTAACATCTTTGTTTCCACATTCGTGGAAGTCCCGCGCGGCTGCTGCCTGACTGTAGCGGCGAAGAACACCAGCGCCCAGGCGATCAATTTCGCAAATAGCAATATGATCATCGAGCGCGTATCGTGAAAGGAGGATGCAATATGTACGATTTGAGAAACCTGCGTGAAATGCTCTGCAAAGAGCTTGACGAAATCGCCGACAAGCGCGAAATGTCTGCGGGCGATCTGGACGCGATCCAGAAGCTGACGAGCTCCATCAAGAATACATACAAGATCGAGATGGCTGAAGACGGCGGCTATTCCCGCGATGGCGAGTGGGAGGCGGATATGCGCGGTACATATGGACGGGGCAGCTCTTACCGTGGCCGCCGCCGCGACGCAATGGGCCGCTACAGCCGCACAGACGCCCGCGATCATATGCGCGCGCAGCTGGACGATATGATGCGCGATGCGGACGACGATAAGACCCGCGAAGCGATCCGCCGCTGCATGGAGCAGATCGAGCGGGCATAAGGAGGCGCGATATGCTGGATAAAGCCGAGATCCGCAAGGAGATAGCGCGGCTGGAATATGAGGAATCCAGCTATCCCAATTATGCCAAACTGGCAGATCTTTATGTGATACGCGACAAGATGCAGGAGGAGGAACGGGGCGACGGCGGTAGGTATGTGGGTTGCTACTCCGGCGCTCCCGCCCCTGTGACCGCAGAACCGGCTACCGTGGGCGAGTACGGGGACAGTGAGTTTTTACTTGCGGTAGCCGGGAAAGATCCGGCAAGGGCTTGGGCGGTTGTTGATGAACTTATGGACACACTATCGCTTGTGAACCGAAAAGTCTATGATTCTATGCTTCGGAAAATAAAGTCCATGTAGCAAAAATAGGGGAGTCCCCTCGCATTGCGCTGAATTTGTAGCATACAATGTAGCATACGGGAAATAATTTTATGTTACAGAGCGTGTCATAACGTTATTTTTTGCTTTTTGAAAATACGCAGAAAATAGGGTGAAAATCATAAAAAAGTACCGATTTTAGCTTTAAAACAGCTAAAATCGGTACTTTGGCGCGGAAGGAGAGATTTGAACTCTCGCGCGCTTTTTAGACGCCTACTCCCTTAGCAGGGGAGAAAAACCCATTGAAAACACTGGGGAAATTGGCGTTTGTAACATATTTTGTAGCATACATAATTCACTCTGTCGAGTCGTTTTGCAACTGATTTACGGCATCGACCATGCCTTTCATGTCCGGGTGTACGTACCGTTGGGTAGTCGTTATCTTCGTGTGGCGCATGATTTCCTTGATCGTAAACGGGTCGATGTTTTTCATCGCGAGGGCTGTAGCGGTTGTATGGCGGCATGAGTAAGGTGGTAGCTTTTGCACTCCGGCAAGCTCCAAACACTCATAATATCTCTTGTAAAAATTATCTTTGTTTATGCAGCAGATATTTCCGACGCGCGATTTGCTTTCTTCGCATAGTTCATGCAGCACCGGCGCAACGAAATCCGGGAAGACCATAGGCGTTTCCTTCCGCTTCTTTGTCTTTATGCCGCCTCGGACGATCTCATTCTTTTCAAAGTCAATCATATCTTTCTTGAGTTTCAGAAGCTCACCGGGCATCATGCCGGTATAAATCATCGTTAAAATAAACCCAACGAAGTGGTCTTTTGCATACGCTTCCCATAGCTTTTTTACGTCGGCGTCGGTAAACGGCTCCGGCGACTTCTCTTCCAATTCCGGAAGCTTTATGTACTTTGCAAGATTCACGGTTGTCTGCTTTTCTGCGATTGCGAGGTTATAACAGTGGGAAAGGACGGTTTTCATATCTTTCCGTGTGTAATAGGTGCTGGCGTTGCGGTCGATAACATCCTGTATCTGCGCGATGGTAAGCGCGTCTATCTCACGGTCGGCGATTTCTCTCATGCGCTCGAAAGCCTTTTCCGCCGCTCCCTGACGATCAGCCGATAAGGACAGATAATCCCCACGCAGATATGTTTTGTAGTATTCTCTGAGAGTGGGGATTCGCTGCTCTTCCTTCGGAGGGTTTGCTGCATATTGGAGCGCGGCACGCTTTGACGTAAAGCCTCCCTTTGTCTTCATCTTTTGATGGAGTTTGCCGTTTTCGTCAAGGTACGTCTTTTCAGTCCACCGGGCAGTCCACGTTTTCCCTCGCTGGTAAGCGCTTCCTTGCCCGTTCCCGCGTGTCCGGTTTCGCCGCGCTTCCTGTTTTTTCCCGCACCAGCAACAGTAGGGCGCGCCGTCTGGAATTTCTTTTTTACACTTGATGCACTCCATGTTTCCCTCCACGTTCTTTTCGGATCGCGTAGAAAGTAATTGCAGAAGCCAGAACTGAACCTACGATCAGGGCGATACACGCCCATGCGGTTACGGTCAAATCTCCATCGCGAATGAGGCCTGCGTTCCGAATCTGCGCATCCGTTACAAGGCAGGCAATCAGGGTAAAGGAGAGCAGCAAACAAAATAGGGCGAGAATGTAACACATTGTATGTGTAGACCTTATCTGCGCGCTCTGTAGGGCTGTTGCTGCCTCCAGCTTGGCGTTTTCAAGCTCGACGTGATGGATCTGCTTGGTCAGCTTTTCCGGGCTTCCGACGCGATTTTCAAGGCCGAACAGCTCGTCGAGCGACAACCCGAGCGTTTTGCATAGCGCAGCCGAGTTGTAAAGCCGTGGATCCGCTTGTGTTCCAGCGTATAATCGGCTCACGGCAGAGAAGGAAACGCCGGACTCGTTCGACAGCTCCTCCAACGTCATCCCGCTTGCATCTTTTGCCCTTCTGATCTTCCCCTGATACGCGCCGATAAACGGAGCGAGATCCTGTATTGCGGACATGATTACGCCTCCATTCGTAAGTTTCAGTTTTATTTCTTACATTTTCCATATAAAAATGCAAAACATGTGACAAGAACGCAGGATTCGCCCTTTTCTTACAAACATTATCTGGTACAATGAAAACGTAGCAGATAGTTCCTGAATTCGGCATCTGCTGAAATGGCCCCACCGTATGTTCCAGATACGATGGGGCCGGTCAAACCAAATATTATATCAAATCATCAGTCCCATAACCTGTACACCATCTGGTTCCTGATTCCCAAAAATAACGCGGTCTGTTTGTTTATAATGCCATGTTGATTTTTAGAACAATCGTTCTATAATAAATGTCAGGAGGAAAAAATATGGAGTGCATCAATATCCGGGTAAACAATGGGCGGGTCGACGTGACGGTCGACGGTGCGAAGCTGACAGACGTGCATAGCGTCAGCGTGGACTACATCAGGGGCATTCCGCTCCTGTTTTCCTGCGTCGCGGACGTAGGCCGGGAACAGGACGATCGGCGGGAACCGAGAATCCTGCACTGAATTTATTGTGCGTCCCTCGAGTTCGCTTCCTCCAGCACATTTCCGGCCTGGTCTACAAACTGCACACGCACGTTGTCGGCCGGAGTTCCGTTGAATGCGTTGTACATACCGCCGTACATATAAAATGCCAGTGTAAGGAGTGAGTCCTGAAGCCCAACCACATCAGTAGAAAGCGTTACAGTAAAGGACGTGTAATCGCTGGACGCTTCGGCGGAAATGACGTTTGGGTAGTCAGAGGAACCGGCCATGTCCGCAAGCTGGGCGTCAATGTTCTGCGCCAGCTCCTGCATAAGCTCTTTGTGCCGTGCCGCCGTCATAACGTAGGTCGCGGAGCCGTCAGGATTCAGCTCTATAGACAGAAGCCCGTCTGTTTCCTTTACCTTTTCGTCCAATGCCTGCTGCGTCGCATCTTCGCCGATAAAGTCGGCTGGGATCGTGAGCTTGACCTTATTGCCCCATGTTTTTTCAGCCGTTATCGGTGTGGTTGCCGTTTCCTCGGTCTGTGCGTCGTCTTCCGTCTTTGCCGACTCCGATGCGGAGATTGTATCCGGCTCCTGCCTCTTGATCGGCTCGGCTGGCTTCTTCGCGGGCTTTGATGCGATAAGGACAACTGCCAGCACAACGGCAGCGAACGGAACAGAAAGAATCGCGATTTTTTGAACCGAAATCATCTTTTTGTTTCTTGCGCCGCATTCCGGACAGACGCGGGCACTTGCATTGATTTGCGTTCCGCAAGAGCGGCAGATCATCTTCCGGTTCGGCGTGTCACAGTGCGGGCAGAACTTCTCCCGTTCCGGGAACTCTGCCCCGCATCTTGGGCACTGCACAATATATTCATTTTTAGTCATCAATGCGGCACTCCTTATATGGTTTGTAAACAATTACATATTACCACTTAGAACCAGCCACCGCAACATAGAAGCTGCACAAAAATAAACGTCGGAATTTGGAAGATTAGAGAAGGAGGACGCAAAAATGACTTGTGTTCAGGGTGATCTGTGCTATAATAAGGGTGAAGAAATTGCGCCCGCTGATATTGGCTTTCAGTATTTAATGGAACTTACATCAGAGGAAAAACTAGAACTAATTAGAATGTGGAAGGAGCGAAACAATGTTTCTGAGCAAGGAAAAGTACGATAATATTATGCTGCAGTTGTGCAGAATCAGGACTGAAATTTCTACAAAAGATGAGTGCGGAGAAGCGTGCCGGATGTGCGAACACGCGATCGGCGCGGCCAGCCCAGGCGGCGACATCGTGCTTGTCTGCGAAAAAAAGCTTAAAGCAGTTTGCAGCGACTTTAGCCCTCGGATCCTGACAGACATTTGTTCAGGAAATTCCAGAAATGTTCAGACGTAAGCATCCCGAGCAGGAATGAGATTACTGCAATCACTAAATCATGGATTCGACTAGCCTTTGTGGACTTCTTCCGCTGATCAATATACGCCAAGTAGTCCTTCCCGCGTTCTTCTATTTCAATTGCGCAGGACGCGCCAAACGATAACACAGGGACACCATCTTTGCTGGGGATTGGGTGCAGATTTGCAAGTCCAAAATGTTTCAGCCTATTTGCGGTCTGGAAAATATCATCCGTCGCAAATATTCTGCTATCTGCCAACGCTTTAAGCATTTTTCTTTCATCTTTGCTCAACTCGATTTCCGAAAACGGAAGGTCGCTTGCATCATCCATTCTGCTTTCTCCGGCTCTTTAGCATACGCGCCATTTTGAGCAAATCACGGCGCTCATTTTCATCCGCAGAACTCCAAATGTCACGGAGTTCTGCGGTTTCGCTATCTTCGGCCTCATCCTTCGGGATGGGGTCTTTTTTTATGCCTTTGCCCATCAGTTCTTCTACTGTTACGCCGAAGTAGTCGGCGATTTTTTGCGCATTTACGTCAGAGGGTTTTGTCTTCCGCGCTTTCCAACAGCTTATTGTTGATTTGTCAATTCCGAGTTCTCGGCCAACGTATGCAGGGGTTTTGTTTACAGAAGCGCAAAGCGCAACAAAGTTGTCATAAAACACAATAATACACCTCTGGAATTGTTAAATACGACGAAAGTTGAATTAGTTTGCAAATAGCGGTTGACAGTTGAGAATGTTTGATGTATTATTGCCTTGTGGTTGAAAAAGTTTGCAACAGACTAGACCCAAGCAAATCAACGCTTGCGCCAATGCTAATGTGTTTCTCGCAAATTCATAGTAGCACAAACAGTAAACAATTTCAACAACAAATTTCAAAAGTTGACTGCGGCGAAAAGAAAAGCCGCCCGTGGTTCGTTCACGAGCGGTTTCCCCCAGAGTTGTTTACCAGAACGCGCTGCACAGGATGGTCGTCTGCATTACTTCGCATCCGTCCGAATTGGTAGAGTTCTTTCCACCGGCTTGGCAATGCCATCCTGACACAAAACGAACTTACGCTTCTATGACGCGCCGCTCACTTTGGCAGTTCTGGCGCTGCCCCTTGCCCTAACGCATCACGCCGTTTCTTTGGTCTGGAACTGGCAAGTTCAAAAGTTTGGTCATGACAACCACCTCCTGAATTTACCTAAAAGGGCTAATGGCAGTATAGCACGTCCGGGGCGTTGCAGTCAACAATTTTAACAGAATGGAGGTGTGTATATGCCTGAAAAATGGACAGGCGTACTGATCGGGAAAATGCACAATGCGCGTGTTTCATACGACGATCTTGCCGCAGAGCTTGGACTTACAAAAGGCTATCTGTCCTTGATCTTGAACGGGAAAAGAAATCCGCCGGGTGCGAGGAAGCGCTTGGAAGGCGCGGTTAAGGCCGTGATCGAACGAAGAAAGGAGGAAAAATGACGCTGGACGATATCCGGGCAATGTCAAAGCCCACAATCCTCGCAAGCGAGGCGGCGCAGGTTCTCGGCTGTAACCCGCAATGGCTTCGCTTGATGGCGAGGGAACAGCCTGAAAAGCTGGGCTTCCCGGTCTGCTGCACAAGCAAGCACAGAGTGAAGATCCCGAGAGAGCCGTTTTTGCGGTTTCTCGGAGCATGAGGAGGAACAAATGAAAGTTAGAACTGCCGGGAACAGGAACAGAAGGAGGATGCAGCATGGCGGAAGTGAAGACCTACACCCTGACGCTGGATGCGCAGGAGCTGCATGATCTGATCGAGGCGGTGCTGGTCTGCGAGTGCCAGGCAGCGCAGATCATTAACGGACTCAAGCGAAAGGGACTGGATCTGGACGCGCAGAAGCTCGTGACACAAAACGCCCGTCTGGCGCGTCTCGTCAGGCGGATGCAGGAGACGAAGGAGGATAAGCGGAATGCGGAAACTGATTCTCAGCGGAGACGATTGGTTTGAGCTGAAGCACACGCTGGAGCTACTTGTGATCGCGACCCACAATGAGGCCAATGAGTTTGAGGCAATGGCCGCACACCAGCCCGCGGAAATAGCGGAGCGGGCTGCAAACCTCGCAAAACGCCGCCGGGAAAGGATGGAGAACTATAAACGGCTTATGGCACTGGTAGAATCGGCAGAACGGCTGCCGGATACGAAGGAGGACGCAGAATGAGAACCAATCTTGCAGAACGGCTCGGGTATGAGCCGGAGGAAACGACCGAGGAGCGCCGGGAGCGGCTGCGTGAAGAATTGGAGGCCCGCAAGGCGGCGCGGCGGATCGTCAAGGGCCTGTGCCTTTGGGTCAGCGGCGCAGCGATGATCTTGGCCGCAATGGCCGGGACGGCCGAAATGACGTATGAATGCGTCGTGACTGGCTTCGTCGCGCTCGTAGCGCTGCTGTATGGTCTGGCATAAAGAAATGACCCCTGCCGCGCGGCAACGCGACAGAGGCCGAAAGGAAAACGATTGTCGCCCTCATTATAGGGCAGAAAGGAACATATGTCAAGTTTAACGGATTCCCGCGTCCGGCATGGTGCGAAAGCCTGCGTCGACGCGGTACATCGGGCCGACTACCCGAAGTTCAACAAATGCCTGCTTTCTCAGTGCGAAGCGCCGGAGAAATACGGCGTGCAGCTTGTTCCGGAGGCAGCTGCGGCGATCAAGGCGCTGGACGCGCCGAAGAACCGCAGCGATAAGCGCCGGAAGGTGAACCGGTATTATTTCCGGCTGACGGACGAGCAGGCTAAGAAGTTGGACAGGCTTCTGAAAAAGCTGGGCTATTCCACGGTGCAGAGCTTCTGTGAAGCGCTGATCCGCCAGGAGGTGAGCCGGAATGGCGTATGACGGCGAAAACCTGTACTTGAGCATTCCAGAGCCGGAGTACGAGCCGGAGTACGAGCCGGACGAGCCGGAGGACGAAGATCGTTATTTGTTCCCGCCGCTGTGGCTGGTGGGAAAGATGAAACAGGAGGAAGGATAAAATGGCAATCAAGAAACCCGCTGAACTCGATTTCAGCAACAAGAAATTCATGTGCATCATTTCCGGACAGCCCGGCCTTGGCAAGACAACGCTGGCGCTTTCCGCACCGAAGCCGTTTCTGTTCGACACGGACAACGGCATTGCCCGCGTCAGGCCGGAGCAGCGCGGCGTGACCTCTGTTGTGGAATCCTACGAAGAAATGCTTGGCGATATGGACTCCGAAGAATACAAGGCGGCTGAGTCCGTCGTGATCGACACCGGCGGTATGCTGGTACAGCTGATGAAGGACTGGGCAAAGAAGCAGGACAGCAAAGCTGCAAAGGATGGCCGTGCAATGTATGGCGTGATCAAATCCGAGTTCGACCGGCTGTGTTACCAGATCCGCGCAAAAGACCGGAAGCATTTGATCGTGGTGTTCCACACGACGGAACAGCAGAAGGGCGACACCATCCAGACGCGCCTTTCCTGCGAGGGCGGCGCAAAAGATATCGTCTGGACGCCTGCGGACTTCGGCGGCTATATGTTCATGATGGGCAACAAGCGCATGATCGGCTTTACACCGACAGACGAATACTTTGCAAAAGGCTGCTTCGGTGTGCGCGGCGTGATGCAGCTGCCGGAACTCAAGCCCGGCCAGAAGTCCACGTTCCTAACAGATCTGTTCCGTAAGGCGCAGGAGGATATCAATGCGCAGGCCGCAATCTACAACGGTGAGAAAGCAGCCTACGACGCAGCAATGAAATCCGGGCGCGCCTTTATCGCCCTTGTCGGCGACCCCGAAACAGCGCTCAAAGCACGAGAAGGGCTTGCAAAGATCGAGCACGCGCTGACGAGCGCGGCAGAACTCGGCGCAGAATTCAAGCGCAAATACAAAGAGCTTGGGCTGAAATACGATAAGGAGGCTGGGGCCTATGTATTGGTTGACACAAAGCCTGCTGAGCAGCTGGAAGCACTTTCTTGATGCGGATGATGCGTATGCGGACGCGGCGCTGTCCTCCTTCCTCTCCACGCTTCGGCGTGAAGAGAAGGAAACAACGCAGGCGATGCAGGCTGGCATTGACTTCGAGGCGGCGATCAACAGCACGGTTGCTGGCGTACCAATTGAGCCTGTCAGCGAGAAATACGACCGGGCTGTAGCAAAGTTTTCCCGTATCTGTACAGGAGGTCAACCGCAAGTGCCGGTTGCCGGACGGCTTCGTGTGGCGGGCTTGGATTTCCAGTTATACGGCGTCTGCGACTACGTAAAGGCCGGAATCATCTACGATATCAAGCGTGTACAGCGGTACGAATACGGCAAGTACCTGCACAGCCCGCAGCACCCGATGTATCTGCATCTGCTACCCGGCGCGTCGAAATTTACATATCTGATCTTCGACGGCGCGAACACTTACGCGGAAACGTACCGGCGCGGCGATTTCGAGCCTATCGAAGATACGATTTCATGCTTTATCAACTGGCTTTTGGCAAACGGTTATATCAACGATTATTTTACACATTGGGAAATGAACACTGAAAGGATGGACAAGATAGATGGGATTTAAAGCAGTAAAGAATGATGGCGGTCTGATGAAGGCTGGCGATTATGAGTGCTATTTGAAATCGTGCGGCTACAGCGTAACGAAGAACGGAAACGAATGCATCAAGTTTGACTTCGTCGTCCGTGAGGACGTCGAGCAGGAATACCAGAAGAAGCACATCTTCAAGAACTTCTGGCCCGACCGCGACACCGGGGAGTACGACGCCGACAAGATCGGCAAATATGCAAATGCGCTTGGCATTGAGCCGGGCACCGATTTTGAACTTGACGATCTGGTAGGCCGCAACTGCATTTTGCACATGGAGCCGTTTGAGGGCAATGACGGTGTGACGCGCGACTGTATCCGGTATCTCAAGCCCAGCAAGGCAGACTCCTTTGTAACGCCCGCACCGGCCAGCGCAGAGGAGTTCAAACAGCTTGACGAAGACGACGACGAACTGCCGTTCTGAGGGCTGAAATATGCCGAACAGAATTATTCGGGAAAGCATCTGCACAAGCGATAGCGTCGACAAACTCTCGTGGTTTGAAGAAGTTCTGTTTTATCGGCTCATTGTAAACTGTGATGATTTCGGACGCTTTGACGGGAGAGCGGCGGTAGTGAAAAACCGCCTCTTCCCGCTGAAAGAAAACCTCACGCTCAAAACTGTAGAAAATGCTCTTCATGGGCTGGCGAGTGCTGGATTGATTGCTCTGTATGTGTTTGAGGGCAAGCGCTTCCTTTACCTACCAACATGGGGCAAGTATCAGACGCAGCGTGCGAAGGTAAGCAAATTCCCGTCGCCTGATGACGGGAAACAAGCGGACGAAATCATTTGCAAGCAAATGCGTGCAGATGTTCCCGTATTCGAGAATCGAGAATCGAGAATCGAATTCGCTATTCGAGATGCGGAAGATAGCGCGGAGCCGCAAGCGGCATCCACGCCGCCAGCAATCTCTCTGCCGCTGAATGATGGAACGGGATATTCCGTTTCCGTGGAGCAATGCCAGGAATGGGCGGGCTTGTACCCTGCTGTCGACGTGATACAGCAGCTGCGGAACATGAGGGGCTGGTTGGACGCAAATCCGGCCAAGCGGAAGACAAAACGCGGGATTAACGCATTTATCGTCCGCTGGCTGGCAAAAGAACAGGACAAAGGCGGAACACAGCCTGCACAGTACAGCCGCGCTGCAAAGCCCGGCTACGGCGTGCAGGGGCATCATGACGATCTGAACCCGTTAGAGCGTGCAGCTGTGGACAGGGTGATGGGGCCGGTATCAAAGGGAGCTGCCCGATTGCAGCAAGGCGTGCAGCGCCACGGGGACGAACTTGATGCGTTCCAGCTGGAGGCGGTCGAGCGAATGCTTGCGGAAAACAAGGAGGATAAGGCATGAGATTTGTTTGCGATTGCTGCCACGATCTGACGAACATCGAGGCAGACCGGATGGAGATCCAGGGCGAGAAGCTGCTGGTGTACAGCCGCGGGCGGCTGGTGTACGTGGCGGATCTGGGGCAGATCATGCTGGCGAAGCTGACGCCGGGGAGGGAGGAGGCAAAATGAAAGAGAATGTGCTGGAGCGAAATGCAAGGCTGGATACCGAACGGAAGATTGCGGATTTTCGAGTAAAACAGCAGATGGATTATGCGTTCAAGGTGAAATACGCCAAAATCCGCGCATGGGAATTCTACGATCACCCAGACGTTGCAGGTAGCTGCTACGTAGCTGTCGGCGGGCTGGATTCCATCACGCTGCTCCTGTTCCTTCGCAGCATCGGTATTGATGTGCCTGCCATCTCGGTATCGTCGCTTGAGGATAAAAGCATTCAGCTGATTCACAAGCAACTCGGCGTGAAGCCGCTGAAACCGCTGAAAAGCAAAGTGGAAGTGCTACGGGAGTACGGATGGCCGGTGATCTCCAAGGAAGTTGCGGGGAAAATTTCACTTTTGCAGAATCCAAGCGAGAAGAACGCAACGGTACGCCATGCGATCATCACTGGGGAAACAGGGGCTTACGGCGGGTTCCGCACGGGGACGCGGATGAAGCTGGCGCAAAAATGGCTGGAGATCTTCGGCGGATACGAAAATGAGAATGAAGGCGTTAGCTACAAAACGCCGGATTTTCTCGTATCGGATAAGTGCTGCTATTACCTGAAAGAAAAGCCTTGCAGCGATTATGCCAAAGAAACCGGAAGCTTCCCGTATATGGGCCTGATGGCGTCCGAAGGAGGGCGCAGGCAGAAAGCGTTGATGATGCACGGGTGCAACTACATATCGCCGGGAACGAAACGCAGCTGTCCATTCGCGATTTTTTCGCGGCAGGATCTTTTGCAGCTTGCGCTGGATTTGCAGGTTCCGGTGCCGGAAATCTACGGAGAGATCGTGCGCGACGCAGACGGAACACTCAGGACGACAAAAGCACAGAGAACCGGGTGCTCCATGTGCGGGTTCGGCGTGCACATGGAAAAACGCCCGCACCGGTTCGACCGGCTGTGGGAGCGGAATCCAAAGGAGTGGGAAATGTGGATGAATCACGTAATGCAGGATGATCGCGGGAACTGGTACGGCTGGGGCCGTGTGCTGGACTACATCGGCGTCGAGTGGCGGGATCCGGAAGCCGCGCTGTTAAATCCGGATGAACTGCCCGGCCAGATGATTTTTGATGGAATGGAGGCGTCCGCGCTATGACAGGGCAGGAAATCGTGAAGGCGCTGCGGTGCTGCGCGAAGGGGCTTGGACACGACGACGCGTGCGAAAACTGCAAGGTCGGAGAAATCCAAGATCGGCGGGAATACATCGAGTTTGCGGCTGCTAACGTGATCGAGCGCCTGACCGCCGAGAACGCGAAGGCAGAAGCCGAGAGGGACGCGGCGTTAGCAGACCTCGCGGATGCACGGAGTTGCAAGAATTGCAAGTATGCGTGCGATACGCGCGACTGCTCCAGCTGTAAATCAAAGACGTGCAAATGCCGTGAGTGTCATCTCGACAAGAATGCGTGGGAATGGCGCGGATTGCCGGAAGCGCCGGAGGAAGGAGGCAAGCATGAGTAAAGCTGTTATGCTGAGCATCCGCCCGAAGTGGTGCGAAAAGATCGCCAGCGGCGAAAAGACCATTGAGGTGCGTAAGACGCGGCCAAAGTTGGGCACGCCGTTTAAGTGCTATATCTACTGCACGCTGCCAAAATATCCGCACGAGGACTTCATTGCGACGGACTATCCAAGGCCACAGTTTTACGGCGGCGGCAAGGTCATTGGCGAGTTCACCTGTGACCGGATTTATGAGCTTGCGCCCCTCAACCATGCACCGGATGACGTAGAAAAGCAAGCCTGCCTGACGCGGGAAGAAATTGTGAACTACCTAAAGGGAACCGGCTACGGCTGGCATATCGTCAACCTGAAAATATACGACACGCCGCGAGAGCTGAGCGAGTTTTCCCCTGTGTGCAGGTATAAAAATGATGATAAATCGTGTCCATCGCGCATGGTTGCTTGCCCATATCAAAAATATGACTATAACCCTGACGGGAGCATCAACCTTGTTGAGTGCGGGAGGACGCTTGAACGTCCACCGCAGAGTTGGTGCTATGTGGAGGAAGAGACATGGAACGACTGACAAGTCCTAATATCAACGTAGACCCGGATACCGACCGATTTCTGCACGCCGCGATCGGCGGCAAGGAAATCGACTGGAAGCAGTGCCGGGACAGCACGCTCAACGTGCTGATCAACGGCCCAACGAGCAACGGCTTTGGCAAGGATATTTTCCGCAAGATGGTCCGTGATCTGTACGGACGTCTGAAAGCCTACGAGGACACGGGGCTGACGCCGGAGGAAATCAAGGCTCCATTTACGGAGGACGCGATGATAAATCTGGCAGCGCAGGCGCTGGGCGTGGAGCCTAGCCGCCTCCGCGAGCTTGCCGAGGCCGACAGAAACCATCAAATTGTCATCCGACCGTGCAAAATCGGCGATACGGTGTGGGCTGCGGACACGGAGCCCGTAATTCCGCTACACGTCATGGCGGATGCAGTTTATCTGGAGGGAAGACATGGCGGAGACTATGAGAGACTAAGCAACTTCGGGAGCGTTGTTTTTCTTAGTCAGGAGGAAGCAAAGGAGGCGGCGTCACATTGGATGAAGTGAAACGGTGTCCGTTCTGCGGAGGCAAAGCAAAACTCATGGGAGGCAGAGTCTATACGATTCCGGAAATTGATAGGAACGGTGCTTATGTTGGGGCAGACATCGAAGTCGAGCCATCGTGGGTCGAATGCCAGACATGCCACGCAATGGGGCAGGTCTTTGATGAAAGCGACGAAGATCCGGAAAACGCGGTTGCAGCGTGGAACGCAGCAGGCGGCAAAACTCGGACCATCCGGCACGGCAGGTGGCTTGATGGATGCTGTACTGTCTGCGGCTGGGAGTTCCCTGACTGCTGCTCGTATGATGGATACACAGAAGAACCGTGGACGCCAACGCCGTTTTGCCCAATGTGCGGAGCGGAAATTTCGGAGGGATAAATGATGGCGGATTACATCAGCCGCGAAGCGGCGCTGGAAGATTTTGAAGCCAGCAACGCTCACAATCCGAACTGGACACCTCAGCGGGTGAAAACGCTCCTGCTGCGTCAGCGCACTGCCGATGCTGCGCCGATTGTGTATGGCGTATGGCTGGAGGAAGACGGTATGCAAATCTGCTCAAATTGCGGCGAAGAACACGAATGGGATGACTACCGTGCATCTTACTGCGAGGACTGCGGAGCAAAAATGAGGAGGATGAACGATGCTTGAAGGCTATATCAGCCGCGAAGCGGCGGTGAAAGCAGCGAATGAATGGGTAAGCGAGGCGTGCATGGCGCCCGTGATGAGGGTAAGCCGATTGTTCGATAAACTTGCGAAAGTGCCCGCCGCCGACGTTGCGGAGGTGGTGCATGGGGAATGGCTGCGAGCAGATGATGACTGGAATAGCCTCACAACAATTCAGTGCTCCCTTTGCAGCGAAGAGTGGTGCTTTGAGACGGACGATGACGTGAGCTTGCTGAATTACAAATACTGCCCTAATTGCGGCGCGCGGATGGATGGAGGTTGTGAAAATGCCTGAAAGAGATATGAAGAGCGCAGATGTTTGCGCCAGAAAGAATAAGATAAAGACCAACTTTGCAAAAATTTTTGTTTCTGGATCGGCTGAAAAGCCGTATTACAACATTTTGTATTTTGATCCGTTAGATAAAAATTATCACGTTGGGTTCGGTTCGTTTTACCTTTCGTATGTGTTCAAGTGGCTATCGGAAGAATTTGAAATTGAAGATGCACAAACCATGGATGCCGCCCAGGTAGTGCGGTGCAGTGGGAAGGTGAGGGCGACGGAGGAAGCGGAAACCACGCAGATCATTGACGGATGCTGCACCGCCTGCGGTGCATTTATGGATTGCTGCGAAGCGGCAGAATATAAGTTTTGCCCGTAGAACAAAGGAGGTGGCCTGATGGGAACGATTCTAGCGATTGATCCCGGCAATATTAAATCTGGCTATGTGGTGGTTGAGCACGACGGCGAAGAAATTCGCCGCGTGCTGGAGGCCGGGAAGATCGAGAACCCGGCAGTGACTGATATGCTGGATCGGAAGCTTTATGCGAACTGCATAGACGTTGCAATCGAGATGATTGCGGGCATGGGCATGACGGTCGGACAAGAGGTGTTCGACACCTGCGTCTGGATCGGGCGATTCTGGGAAATCGCGTTGAGGTCGGGCGGATATGAGCCGAAGAGGATCTACCGCCGGGAAGAAAAGCTGGATCTGTGCGGCTCACTATCGGCCAAAGACACAAACATCCGTCAAGCCCTCGTTGACCGCTACGCGCCCGGTCAGCCGAACTTCGGCAAGGGCACGAAGAAAGACCCCGGTTTCTTCTACGGCTTCTCTGCGGATATGTGGGCGGCGATGGCTGTCGCCGTGACGTATTTCGACAAGTACATAAAGGGGGTAAAGCTATGAGCAAGATGCAGCGCAAGCCGCCGAGACCGCCGATGCAGCTGACGTGCGATGCCTGCGGGAAGACGTTTATGCGCGCACCGTCCAAGTACAAGGCAAAATACAATTTTTGCAGCGAGGCGTGCGCCTGGGCGGCACATGGGGAAGCTGTGACGGGCCGGGCGGAGCGCGTGCAGATCCTGATCACGTGCTCGATCCCGGTATACCCGGAAATGCGGCCTGTCTGCGGACGGGTGTATCCTGCCGAGAAATACAAATACAGGACAAACCGGACGGGCTACGTCGTCGAGGTGGGCGGCAAACGCGTATGTGTGAGGGTGGACGAATGCAGGGAAATCTAGGGCTCACACCGGTGCAGGCTCCGTGCAAAGGCTGTGCGGACAGGCACACCGGCTGTCACACGGACTGCACCCGATACATAGCATTCCGCCGGGAGGCGGACAGATACAAGCAGGAGAAATCGAAGGACGCGGCGAGATATGCAACAACAAGGGGCTGTATGCGGGCGCTGCACGATGCGAACCGCGCAAAGCGCGAAGGGAGGCAACATTACTGATGAGCACGCCGCGATACGGCTGGTGGGCCTATGCGAAATGGATGATTCGCAGCTATAAGGGCGGCGGGCTGATGACGAAGGCCGAGCGCGCTGCCGTTGCGGATGCAATCGCGGAGACGGAACAGCTCGTTGACGGCGCGGAGCGACTCCGGCTCATAGATTTGGTTCTTTGGAAGCGAACGCATACCCTGCAGGGCGCTGCAATGGCGGTTTATGTATCCGAGCGCACCGCGCAGGAATGGCACAGGCAATTTATTCGCCTTGTGGGGCAAAAAAGAGGGCTTTTATGAAAAAGTCTGCGTCCCAGAGCCAAATTTAACATTTACTATAAGGGCGTAGAGATCAACTCTACGCCCTTCTTCATCGGCACCGCAGCGTTCTGCGGAAACCTCCTCCTCCTGTTCTCGTGTTCTCCGGTGTGAATAAATATATTTATTCACACACGGAGACACGAGAACGAAAAAATGAGGTGGCTGGCCGGTGATCGGGCATGATGGGGAGGACAACATGGAGGTAAAAAACAGAAAGCTTTCCAGCATTACTGCATACGGGAAAAATGCGAAGAAGCATGACAAGACGCAAATCAACAACGTTGCGGAGAGCATCAAGCAGTACGGTTTTGTGCAGCCGATTGTGATTGACCGCGACGGCGTGATCGTAATCGGCCACTGCCGCGCCATGGCGGCGAAGAAGCTGGGCCTGGAAGAAGTGCCTTGCGTCTGTGTGGATGATCTGACACCAGAGCAGGTAAACGCCCTGCGGCTGGTGGATAACAAAAGCAACGAGAGCGACTGGGACTTTGACTTGCTGGCTGATGAGCTGCCTGGCCTTGACCTGTCGGCGTTTGACTTTGACTGGGGCCTGCGTGATGAACTCGACACGTCAGTTGTAGAAGACAACTACGATCCTGTTTTACCGGCAGAGCCGAAGAGTAAACTTGGCGATGTGTACCAGCTCGGAGACCATCGCCTTATGTGCGGAGACAGCACGTCTTTGACAGACGTACAGAAGCTCGTAGGGGGGGCACAAATGGATTTGCTGCTCACAGACCCTCCGTACAATGTGGACTATCAGGGCACCGCCGGGAAGATTAAGAACGACAATATGGAGGATACGGCGTTTAGACGGTTCCTGACGGATGCATTCTCCAATGCGGCGATGGTTATGAAGTCCGGTGCTCCGTTCTACATCTGGCACGCAGACAGCGAGGGGTATAACTTTCGCGGCGCGTGTAAAGACGCGATGCTGCGCGTCCGGCAGTGCTTGATCTGGGTGAAGAACTCACTTGTGATGGGTAGACAGGATTTCCAGTGGAAACATGAGCCGTGCCTGTATGGTGAGAGCGAGATTGAAGAGGAAGCGCACGAGCCTTGCCTATACGGATGGACAGAAGGGAAGAGGCATTATTTCTTCAAGAACCGCAGGCAGACAACTGTGTTGAATTTTGATAAGCCCGTCAAATCTGCGGAGCATCCGACCATGAAGCCGATTAAACTGTTCGACTACCAGATGCAGTGTTCCAGCAAGCCGGGAGAGAATGTGCTTGACCTGTTTGCTGGTTCTGGCACAACGATCATGGCAGCAGAGCAGAATGGCAGACACGCTTTCTGCATGGAGTACGATCCGAAGTATGCTGATGTCATTGTTGACCGTTGGGAGAAGTTTACGGGGAAGAAAGCGGTGTTGTTGAATGACGATTGAAGAAGCGCAGGCGATCATTGATAAGACAAACAGCCCGTACTTAAAGCGGGACATGGAGAAATTCATCAAACGCCAGCGAAGGAAGGAGGGCGTATATGGCAAGGCCGAAAAAGGAAATAGATCAAAAGCAGTTCGAGAATCTATGCGGCCTGCAATGCACGCTTGAGGAAATCTGCGGCTGGTTTGATGTGTGCTCGGACACATTGGAAGCATGGTGCAAACGAACCTATAAGAGGAGTTTTTCGGAAGTTTTTAAACAAAAGCGCGGAGCCGGGAAAATATCGCTCAGAAGAAGCCAGTGGAGATTGGCGGAGAAAAATGCAAACATGGCAATCTGGCTCGGGAAGCAGTATCTCGGCCAGAAGGACAACCCGGAGGAATCGGTTGACATGGAGGACACTTCCGCGTATCTGGCGGAAGCTGGTATGGAATGATTACGCAGACCCTTCAACCGAAGTTCGGCGAGAAGCATAAGGCATATATCGCGGCGGCGACGCGGGCGACGATCTCCGTAGCGGAGGGCGCTGTCCGTGCCGGTAAGACCATCGACAACATTGCGGCATTTGCCTATTTGATCGAGAAAGGGACACCTGACCGCATCCACCTTGCGACAGGGTCCACAGCGGCCAACGCGAAGTTGAACATCGGAGACGCGAATGGATTCGGACTCGAGTATATTTTCCGCGGACGCTGCCGCTGGACGAAGTACAAAGGCAACGAGGCGCTTGTGATAAAATCTCACAGGCGCGACTATGTGGTGATCTTCGCGGGCGGGGCAAAAGCGGACAGTTTCAAGAAAATTCGCGGCAATTCATACGGAATGTGGATTGCGACAGAAATCAACCTGCACCACGAGGACACGATCAAAGAGGCATTTAACCGGCAGCTTGCCGCAAGGCTGCGCCGTGTGTTCTGGGATTTAAACCCGTCCTCGCCTGGGCACTGGATCTATCAAAACTACATCGATAGATTCCCGGAACGGCTCGGCGGGCAGTACAACTACCAGCATTTCACCATCCGCGACAACGCAACAATTACGGCTGCGCGGCTTGCGGAGATTGAAAGCCAGTATGACGTAAACAGTATCTGGTACAGGAGAGATATCCTTGGCGCACGGTGTATAGCCGAAGGCCTCGTATACCCGATGTTCGACCGCGAACGCAACGTCGCAAGTGAGCGGGGCGGGCCGGGGCGGTACTGGATCTCATCGGACTACGGCACACAGAACCCTACCGTCTTTGCATTGTGGCGGGAATATGGCGGCAAGGCCGTCATGGAGAAAGAATATTACCACAGCGGGCGCGAGAGCGGGCGGCAGAAGACTGACGAAGAATATTATCAGGATTTAGAGGCATTCGCGGACGGATACCGCATTGAGCGTGTCGTGCTCGACCCATCGGCAGCGTCCTTTGCCGAGTGCATCCGGCGGCACGGAAAGTTTTCTGTATGGAAAGCAAACAACGCCGTGCTGGACGGCATTCGATTCACGGGGGCCTGCATCAAAAGCGGAATCATCAAATTTCACGAGAGCTGCAAAAATGCGTTTCGAGAATTTGGCCTTTATAGCTGGGACAAGGACGAAGGAGAAGACTGCGTGATAAAAGAAAACGACCATTGCATGGACGCGATTCGCTATTTCTGTATGACCGTTTTGAGGAGAGAAATCAAGAAATGAGCCTTTTGACAAACATTCGAGGGTGGTTCCGGAATATGCTTTTCCCGCAGGCGGTTGCCGAGCGGGAATTCGGCGTATCTCCGGCAGTCAGCCCGAAGATGGAGCAGAATATAAGCCTCTGGTACGCGATGTTTATTGGAAATCCACCCTGGCAGACGTGCGATGTCATTGCTGTCGGGCTTCCGGCGGCGATCTGCCGGGAGATCGCGCGACCGACGCTGGCCGAGCTGACGGCTAACATCACCGGCAGCGCCCGTGCGGATTATCTGAAAGACTGCTTTGAGCGGGCGGAAGAGAATTTTCACAGCGCCTTAGAACTGGGGCTTGCGCTCGGCGGCGTGGCATTTAAGCCGTATATCTACGGTGAGCAGCTGCTGGTCGACGTGACCGGCGCGGCGGCGTTCCAGCCGACGAAATTTGATCCTGCCGGGCGCTGCATCGGAGGCGTCTTCCGGGACAAGCCCGCGAAAGTGGGCGGGAAGTATTATATCCGCCTCGAATCGCACGAGCTGGACGGCACGACCTATACGATCCGCAATAAAGCATATTACAGCGACGCCTCCGGCACGGTCGGCGCGGAAGCACCCCTGAATGCCGTCCCGGAATGGGCGGACATTCAGCCGGAAATCACGATCCAGGATATGAGCGGGCCGCTCTTCGCGTACTTCCGCCCGCCTGCGGCCAACACAACGGACGCAAACAGCCCCTGCGGAATGTCCGTCTACGGAGACGCGGCTACTGTGCAGCTGATCAAGCAGGCCGATGAGCAGTGGGAGCGCCTGCGCTGGGAATATCGCTCCAGCGAGCGCAAAGTCCTGATGGATGGCACGAGTTCGACTGCGGATATGTTCAACAAGCGTATGTTTGAACTGGGACCGTTCTCCCCTAGCGGCGAATTCTTTCAGTACATCGAGCCGCAGATCCGCGACGAAGCAATCTACCGAGGTTTCCAGAATACGCTTCGCCGTATCGAGTTCAACGTCGGATTGGCTTATGGAGATATTTCCGATCCGCAGACCATCGAGAAGACGGCGACGGAGATACGCAACAGTAAGCAGCGCAAATATGTGCTGATCGACAGCATTCAAACGGCGCTTGAACATACGTTTGACAGTCTGCTCTACGCGCTCGATACATACGCGACGCTCTACAACCTTGCGCCTGCCGGGACGTACAACACCGATTACAGTTGGGGCGATTCCATCCTTGACGACGCTGAGAAGAAGGAACAAGAGCGGGCAAACGACCGGCTTGACCTCGCTGATGGAATTCTGAACCACTGGGAATACCGCGCAAAATGGTACGGCGAGGACGAAGCGACTGCAAAGGCAATGCTGCCGAGGGCGCAGGACATGACAGATGCAAACGCCCCGGCTGAGGTCGAATGAGAAAGGTCAAGTATCCGTTCAGTCCGGAGCTGCTCGACGCCCTCCCGGAAGAACTCGCGGAGCTGTTCCGTGCGCTGGAAGATACGCTGCTGGATGAAGTCTGTTCCCGGCTTAAAATTGCCGATCAGCTCAACGAAGTAACGGTTCAGGATATCCGGGCGCTGCGGTCGCACGGCATTGATCTCAAGAAGATCAAAAGGGCCATCCAGAAGACAGCGGACGTCAGCGAAGAAAAACTGAACAAGCTGCTCGACGATGTTGTGGAGCGCAACCGGCGATATTACAACGACCTTATTACGCTGGCCGATGTGACGAAGCCTGACCGGCTGGTAGACGCCTCCGATATCGACGCGATCCGCAGGCAGACGCTCGGAGAATTCCGAAATCTGACGCAATCTTTGGGGTTTTTAGTGGACAATGGCCAGAGAATGCTTCCGCCTGCGCAAGCATATCAGTGGGCCCTAAATTCGTCAACGCTGCAAATTCAGAGCGGGGCGATCAGCTATAATCAGGCGATTGCCAACGCCGTCAAGCAGCTGGCAGAAAGCGGAATCAAAGTCGTAGACTATGAGAGCGGACACACAGATCAAATCGACGTGGCCGCCCGCCGGGCCGTTATGACGGGCGTGGCGCAAATCTGCGACAAGTATTCCGACCAGTCGGCGGAATATCTGGATACCCGGTATTTTGAGATCACAGCCCACTCCGGCGCACGAGACAAGCCCGGCCCGTCCCCGTGGTCGAGCCACAAGGATTGGCAGGGGCGCATTTATTACAAAAGCGAGAACGGGGAGCCTGACCCGCTTGGACAGTACAAAGATTTTGTGGAAACGACAGGCTACGGCTATGTAGACGGCCTGACCGGCGCAAATTGCCGACACTATAAGCACGCCTATATCCCGGGCGTCATGGAGCCAACCTATTCCGAGGAGCAGCTGGAACACATTGATGATGGTCTCGGCTGCGAGTTTGACGGGAAGAAATATACCGCGTACGAAGCGACCCAAATGCAAAGACGGCTCGAACGGTCGATTCGCAAACAGAAGCGTTTGAAAAACGCCTATAAAGCATCCGGACAAAAGGACAAGGAGACCGCCGCAGCAGCCAAGCTGCGCCGCCTGAACACGAAATACCATGATTTCAGCAAGGCAGCAGGACTGCCAGAGCAGCCGGAGCGGACAAGGGTTCTGTATACAGACGCAAAATCCGAGGCTGCGGCCAGCAAAGCGAAAACGGTTGAGCGGGTGGAACCTCCGACCAACACAGAACCAGCAGAAAGCGCCGGCTTTCAGCCGAGATACACCGACGTAACGGAAAAGTGGCGCGCGGAGGCCACTCCGAACAGCCACACTGTACAGGACTTGCAGGAGTATACTGCAAACGGCGTTACATACAAGGTCGACGGGCATAATGTCGTGCTTGACCACACAGAGCACGAAAAAGAAATTGCCGGACTCCTTGAAAAGGAATTCGGCGGCGAAATTGGGCTAGTTCCGCGTGTCAATAATCCGCAGGGGGTGTCCACACCGGACTATATTTTCCGAGGGGAAGCGTATGACCTGAAAACGCTCGGAGAAAAAGCCGGGGGAAATACGATTTTCAATCGTGTGAAAAAGGCAGCCAAGCAGGGGCAGCGGTTTATTCTGGATGTCACCAAGACCAAGCTTGACGAAAAAACAATAGATGCGCAAATTGAAAAAATATTTGCCAGAAAGGATACTGAGTGGGTTGATGAGATCATTGAAATCCGAAATGGAAAAGTGCAGAGAATCGTAAAAAGAAAATAAAAAAAGAAGCCGACACACCATCTCGCCCTTCTGGGAAGGGGTCGTGGACAGCGACCGGCTCTTATCTATTCTATACCACACTCTCACAAAAAATGCAAGGGGGGAAATTCAAATGGACAACTTCAAAGCGATTTATAAAATGCTGTCTGCGCTGGAACGCGCGATGGATCTTCCGGCGTTCAGCGTGGAGAGCTTCGGCCTGGACTCCATGCAGGTGTCCGGAGAACGTCTCTACAGGTATCTGGAAATGCTTCAGGACGCGGGGCTTATCAAGGGCGCGGAGCTTTATACCGACGTCACGGGCGAAATGCACCTGAGGAATGAGCGCCGGATTCAGATCACGCTGCAGGGGCTTGAATACTTGCAGGAGAACGCGATCATGAAGCGGATCTATAATGCCGCGAAGGGCATTGTAGACCTGATCCCGTGAGGAACGCCGTATGATCGACGAAAAACTGAAAGCCGCCATCGAGCGGGCGCTTGCCGCCGGATTCCGCGTCCAGCTGAAGCGCATGAAGGACGGAACAGTCAAGGCGCAGATCATCAAGGCGGAAGAGCTGAAAAAGTAATACAGATACCGCAGCACAATCGAGTGCGCGGAATGGCACGATGAGCTAACCTGTAAGGTTTTCTTACAGGTTGGCTCTTTTTGTTTTATCAAATCTTGACCGGCCCGAAGTCGCTAAACTACGGGGCAGCAGCGGACGCGACCCGCGAGAACAAAGCGAAGCTGTGAAGGAGAACCCATGAAGCGAGATTTTTTGGAAGGACTGGGGCTCGATAAGGATACCGTCGACAAGATCCTTGACGAGAACAGCCGCGACATCGGCCGGGAGAAGCAAAAAGCGGACCAGGCCAAGGAAGACCTGAACGCCGCCCGGCAGCAGCTGGCCGACCGCGACAAGGACATCGAAGACCTGCGGAAGTCCAGCGGGGACGCCGAGAGCGTCCGCAAGCAGCTCGAAGACCTTCAGGGCCGGTACACCAAGGAAACCGAAGATTACAAGGCGCAGCTGGCAAGCCGGGACTACGCCGACGCCATGAACCGCGCGATTACGGCCAAGGGCGTCAAGTTCTCTTCCAAAGCCGCCGAGAAAGCTTACCTTGCAGACCTCAAGGAGAAACACCTTGAACTGAAAGACGGCGAGCTGACCGGCTTCGACGAGTGGCACAAGGCTCAGCTCGAAGCAGATCCGACTGCGTTTCAGGCAGATAAGCCCACGCCCACATTCGTCAAGCCCGTCGGCCAGGGCGGCGCACCGGCGGCAAAGAGCAAGGGCGCAATGTACGCGCAGCAGTTCAACGCGCAGTTTGCGCAGACACCAAACAAGGAGTGATTTGAAAAATGTCTATCGTTGTAAACACAAAAGCAGAAGTCAGGCCGAATTTCCTCGAAAGCGAAGTCGGCCTCGTCCTGAAAACCCGTGAAATCCCCGCGTCGATGGGCGTGCAGGACGGCAAGTACAAGATCGTCAAGGCAGGCACGCCGTTCCCGTCCGACAATTCGAACGCCGTCGGCCTCGTATTTGAGGACATCGACGTGACGGACGGCAATATGCCCGGCTCCGTGATGGTCGCGGGCCGTGTGCTGGCAGACCGCCTGTCGCTGGCCTCCGCAGCAAAGACCGCGCTGTCCGGCAAGGGCTTCACATTTGTTGATGCGCCGGAGATCACGCGCGGCTATACCGTGACCTACGACAAAAACGACGGCAGCGGCACGCCGCCCGTCGACGAGAACGTCTACACAGAGGGCTCCTATGCCGACGTCTCGATCGAATACCCGTTGACCAAGAGCGGCAACACCCAGACCGGCTGGAGCACGTCTAAGGGCGGCGCTGCCGTCTCCAAGGTCGAAATGACCGGCAATGTGACCCTGTACCCCGTGTGGACTACGGCCTAAAGAAGGAGGAAAAACACCATGCCTGACATTCTTGAACTGATTTCCGACGCTGACCGTCTGGATTTCTCGCAGAACATTTCCGTCGCGCGCCCGGCCTACCTCGGAGACCGGCTGTTCCCGGATCAGAAAACCGAAAGCCTCAAGGCCGAGTACCTGCGCCTCGCAAACGGCGCACAGATCCCCACGATGGCGACCGTCCACGCCTTTGACACCGAGGCTGAGATCGCCACGCGGCCAGCACTCGAAAAGACTGAGGTCGAAAAACTGTTTATCAAGCGCAAGATCAACCAGTCCGAGCGGGTGCAGCTGCTCAACGAAAACGGCGTATATGCCGACAGCGCGATCGTGAGCTATGTCTTTGACGATATGCGCCTGATGGCCGATGCAGTCAAGGTCAGAACCGAGGTCGCGAAAATGGAAGTTATCGCGACCGGCAAGATGACCATCAAGGAAAACAATCTCAACATGACCGTCGATTACGGCGTTCCGTCCGCAAACACCGGCTTCAAGATCGACTTCGGCGCAGATGCTGATATCGTCGGCCAGCTTCAGGCCATCGCGGATCAGGCGGCGGCCTCCGGCCACGCCCTGAGCGAAATGGTCGTCGGTACGAAGATCCTGCGCAAACTCGCGTCCAACAAGGGCATTCAGACCCTCGTATACGGTACGGTCGGCGCTGGTACATACGTCACCACCGAGAAGCTGCGCAGCCTCTTTACCGAGCTGTTCGGCTTCGGCCAGATCACGACCAACGACCAGCGCTATAAGGCGCAGGCCGCAAACGGCGCGGAAAAGACGCATCGATTCTTCCCGGAGGACAAGGTTGCGTTCCTGTCCAACGGCACGGCCAATTCCTTCGGCGTTGGCCTGTGGGGCGTGACGCCGGAAGAAAAGGGCTATGGCCCGTACACCGACAAGAGTGCACAGCAGTATATCACGATCACCCAGTGGGAAACGCCTGACCCGAAGACCACCTGGACAAAGGCAAGCGGCCTGTTTATTCCGGTCGTGCCCGATCCTTACGGCCTGTTTATTGGCGCGGACGTCAGCAAGTAAAATCGAGCCTCCGCGCCTGCATGACGGGCGCGGAGGCTGACCGGAAGGAGGGCGCAGCATGATCTACGCCGATTATGAGTTTTACGCGACCGTGTACCGTGGGACGGCGCTGGACGAAGAGCAATTCTGCGGCCTCGCCCGCAAGGCGTCGGCTTATGTCGATTACATCACCATGAGCCGCGCGCGCTCCGCCGCCGGGGATAAGCTCGAAGCAGTCCAGAACTGCGTCTGCGCGCTGGCCGAGCTGGAGCAGGACGCCGGGAAGCTGGACAGCCTCGTCTACACGACCGACAGGCCGGTATCGAGTGAGACGGTAGGCGGCTGGTCGCGCAGCTTTGGCTCACGCAATCTGTCGCAGGCAGATATGCAGCGGACAGAGACGCGCCGCCGTGAGATCGTGCTGGCGTACCTCGGGCCGACTGGATTACTCAAAGCAAGGGGGTATGGGCCGTGTCCATGTTCCCCCACACCGTAACCATCTACAACGTCTCACAGGAGACAGACCCGGCGACATTCAAGGACGTGGAGAAAACCTACATCACCGTCCTGCGCGGCGTTCTGCTGGAAGCCTCCAAGGCGGCCAACGTCCGCCAGAGCGGGCTTGAGGGCGCGGATGCGGTGAATCTTTACATCCCGTTCTCTACGCCTGCCGTAGACGGCGTGACAGGCACAGAGAAGCGCTACGTCGGCCCGCAGGAATTCTGGCGGGCAGCCGATAAAAGCGGAATCTGGACGCTCTCCACGGACGGCAACGGCGGAACGACATTTTTTATTAAGGGTGAAGTCGTGGAGCCGGACAAGACCGAGCAGGCGCTTGAAATGCTCTATGACGACGTTTACAAGGTCACAAAGGTCGATATGAAGGACTTCGGAAGCCAGGACATGAGACACTTCGAAGTCGGAGGGGCCTAATATGCTGAAATTCAGCGTAAAGGCAGACGGCTTTGATGAATTGCATGAGACAATCGCGCAGGCGTGTACCAAAGCGGAGCATATTGTCGCACTTCAGGCAAGAAAGGACACAGCCCCGTATGTGCCATTCTTGACCGGTTCCCTCGACCGCAGAACACAGGTGGAAGGGAATGCGATTATCTATCCCGGCCCATACGCAAGGTTCCTGTACTACGGGAAAGTCATGGTAGACCCGGAGACCGGAAGCACCTACGCGCCGAAAGGCGGGACAAAGGTACTGACCGACAAAAATCTTGTGTTCAACACGTCAGGACACAATCAGGCGCAATCGCATTGGTTTGAGGCTTCAAAGGCCGAGAACCTCGACAAATGGATCCGTGTAGCGGATAAGGCGGTGAAGAATGGACTCTGAAAAGCAAAAAAGG